CACCTTCCAGGCGGGTATTGGCTGGGAGAAGAACAGCCAGAGATGGGCACCCTTACCGGACGCGGATACCTCCATCACCGGCTGCAGGTCCATCTGCTGGAGCAGATCATAGAAGCGATCCGCTTTCCCCTGCCAGTCGGGGTCGGGCTGGTCATCATGGTTATCAAAGTCCACGCATGAGCAGGTGACGGTATTGTCTGGCCGCATGAGGTAAAAGCCGTAGCATGTGAGTCCTGCTACATGCTCCTCGGCAAACTCCTGCTGCGTGAGGGGGCCACGCTCGACCGGCCGGAAGTTACTTCCAGCTGGCTGCATCGCCAGCACGTCTTCCCGACCAGTGAAGTTCTCGAGGATCGCGTTATACATCAACTGTCGTACCACTGGTAGTTCTCGATCATCATGCGGAGGTAAGCCTGGGCCTTCTTTAGATCCTCAATACCGTTCTTGTGGCGGTGCCGACAGACATACTTGACCACGTTGCCCTCGCAGAAGTCGAGGCCGAGAGCCACGATCGTAGGGGTCACCTCCACCTTACCCTGCAGGTAGTGAGCAGGCTTGTTGATTGGATCGTGCTCGACCGGCTCCTCCAGTTCTACGTTGTCAGCATCGTAGTCACCACTTCCCGGTGGTACGGCGTGCTCGTCGTCGGGATATCCCCAGTCACGCATCGGGTTCCTCCTCGCGTGGCGGAGGGTAGCTGTGCTCGATAGCGGACTCCTCGTTCTCCTGCTCCCGTGCTGACTCGACGGTGTTCTCCCAGTCTGACATACGTGGATCGTACATAATGTCCTCCATCAAAATGAAAAGGAGGGGCGCACCGTTGCTCCTGTGCGCGGGGAACGCCCCTCCAGGTCGGCAAAGCTAGAACTGGTTGTTACCAGAGTCAGAGGTGACCGGGGAAGTTGTATCACCTCCCGAGGATTTGAACTTGTCGCCAAAAAGGGCGTCGAGTTCCATCACCCTGGCACCATCCAGCTTCTTCTTCGCCGGAGACTTGGAGGCTCGAGGCGTAGAGATGCTCCACTTCTCAAAGTCCCCATCCATGCGAGCATAGAACTCGCATTCTGTACCACGCATATCGCAGCAGTTGGGATTCTCCAGATCGATCGCACTGGGAGGACCAGTGAAACCGATGTGCGAGAGAGCCTCGCTTACCCAGCTGGCTGCCTTCTCGGTGAGCGGCATCCAGCAGGTTCTGAAGTTGGTTCCCTCGATAGGGTCGCGGGTTCCATCTTCCTTGCACTCAAGCAGTACCGCGAACTTGAGGAACACCTGCGGTGTTCCGTTCTTATTCTCGGTGAGTCCCTGATCTTCAATTCTGCAGATGAAGTTACCTTGCATTACTTATTCCCCTTGTTTGCTAGGGCGTTAATAAAATTGGTCCATCCCTCGGCGGGACTGGATCCAAGCGAAAAAGTCTCCGGCAAACCGTGCCGGTTTTTGGCATCCCAAGATGCCCGTCGTTCACAGTGAGCGATGCGTTGTGTACCACCCTTTGCTTTCTTCTTGCCACCATCGTCAGTGATCACGGTCACCCAGTCCAGGAACAGGATAATATCACTCCAGCGGTGAAGTAACCCCCACTGGTGTCGGTGGATATCAGGCTGGAAGCGATCGTAATCATCGGCTGACGGGTTCTTAAAGGTCGTCACCTTGGCATGTGCCAGCAGGATGATTCCCATCTGCTTCTTCTCACGCAGCACGTCCAGGCGGGTAAGCATCGCCTCCCAGTAACTGGAGGATACCGAGTAGCCTTGATGGAAAGACGCGAAGCCATCTTTCCCCCACTTGCCACCGAACTCGGTTTCACAGACGTGCTCATACAGCAGCTGCTCAAACCCGTTAGCAGCATCCAGCACGAGCGTCTTATACTCGTGGTTGGTACTGATCAACTGCTCGATGATCGCCAGAAACTCAGTCCATGACTCGATCTGTGGCAGGTGAGGTACTTCCCCCAGCTGACCCGAGTCAATCAGGGTTTCCAGACCCGTCTCTCCTCTGCTCATGAGGAACAGGGGGTTACTGGCCCCCACCGGGAAGCTGGTCTTACCGACTCCCTCCACTCCATAGACCACCATGCGGGAGGGTAGATTCCTTCCCGTCATCTTGACGTTATTGAGCAAGCTGGTTACCTGTTCTCTGGTAACTCCCTTGCTCTCGGTTACACTACTCATCTTCACTTCTCCTTGCTGCTATCAGTCATCCACCAGGCCTCAAGAGCCTGGTGGATGGCCGAACCAAAAGTGAGGGCAGGGGATGATTCTTCATCCCGCTTAATACCCTCTACGTATCGCCAGTAATACTTCCGCCTACACAGCTGGAAGCAGCTGGCTCTTGAGTGACTCAGCACGCGAGGACCGGAGATACTGCTGCCGGTCCGCTCGACCCAGGTGTCACTGCCAGGATCCGATATCCCCATGCAGAGTGGGAGGTATTCGCATGGTGAGTTGTACATGTTGCAGGCCTGGGTGTTCTGATACCAGTGGTTGTAGGCGTCAGCGTTGTCGATATCCACCACGATCTGCTGGAGCACCGCCAGGGTCTCAACCATCTGCTCAGTACTGCGCTGGATGTTACCCTTGCGGAGGAAGTGCTTGTCAGGGCTGTCTAGAACCTCCTTACAGACGCGCAGCTGATACAGGCGTACATCCTCACGGTCTAGCTCTAAAGCCCTCTCAGAGTCCGCTGGGGGTATCTCAACGCCCTTGTAGGTGCCGGTGGCTATCTCGGCCTGATCTACCTTGTTCAGACGCTTGGGTTTGGTCGTGATCTTGCGGATGACATCATAGATGGTCTGGTCCAGTGGCTCCTCCATCAACCACTGTGCTAGATGGTAGCGAGAGATCTGCTCGTCAAATGATAGCTTTGAGAAGTAGACTGCAGTCTTCTTGCTCAAGTCCTGGGTGGTCGTCTTATGCTCGATCATCACCAGTGCTGACCCGTTACCAGTGGCGAGGGTATCGATCTTGCCGCCGTAGCTCCAGGCAGTCTGCGGTATCTCAAACATAACGTCCTTCTCAACTGCTACCGTGTCCCACTGCTGCTGACCCCAATGCCGGTCGTAACCGGTCATCAGGGCAGCAGCCTTGACCTTGTCAAATTCATCCAGATCCTTGGACTTGGCGATCACTGAAAGAGCCTTAAGAAGACGGGTCATCCTCATCCTCCTCGCGCCAAGTCTCCTCTGCGAGATCTTCCATCAGCTTGCGGTAGGCTTCCCGGGTTTCCTTGTCCTGAGAGCGGAAAGCAACAGGACGGAGTTGATCACTCTCGTACTGATGGATGCCCAGCATGTGGCCATTCATCTCAGCCGCTTTCACGTGAGCCTGATAGCAATCAGGGTAGCGGTGGAAGGTCACTCCCAGAGGGGAGATGACGGCGTAATGGCAGTCCGCCTTGATATGCACTACGTGCCAATAGTCTCTCTCGTTCATGTCAACCTCCATGTTGGTAAGAAGTAGTAAGGGTCAGATCTTAGCGATCCCTCAGATCCTGTCAACCCGGATGTAAATAAAAACTGGCAGGTGTCCGAAGACACCTGCCAGCCCCAACATGAAGACTCTCCTCGAGAAAAGCCATAACCCGAGGAGTGACGACATTTCTAATGTGCGTAACTCGTTCTCCGTTGCGGTTCCTCTCGGCACGTCGGGGGGAGTGACTGCGAGTGAGTGAATCATCCTGGGCGGCTGGCCCGGAGGACAGCCAGTCGCCTTGTTATCTAATACTCAGAGGTGAACCAAACAACGGATTGAATTATAGATGGGTGATCTGAGAAGACAAGGGGGTGCGGGTAAGATAACCATCCCCCGCCCTGTGCTGGGAGCAGAATGATCCGGGGCAGGTTTCCTGCCTGCCCCGGACAAGTGAGCTAGAATCTCAGGTACTTTGTGAAGCTTGCGGGCAATGAGATATCATCTTTGTCGTTTGCCCTCGTTGCACATGCAAGGTCTTCAGCACAGAGGTAGCAGACCTGATCGATGGTCTTGATCCCCAGCACCCTGGTCCAGTCGGCGTGACGACCCCAAGATGGTTTATGTACCGGGCGATTGTGACCGCAGTGGTCGCAGCATCCCATAGAAACCTTGACCTCCTTGGGTGGTCGGTACTCCCGGTCTTCCGGTTCCTGGTACGGTTGGCGGGGAATGAGGGTGCGGTCGATTTCATACTTGTCCATCATCATCTCCTTGTTGGGAAGTGTGTAAGTCGTTGACCATCAACGACTTGGATATATTCATTATAACATACCTGTCAAATCCTTTTTTCAGGCAGCTTCCACCTGGACCTGCTTCGCAGCTAAAAGTGACAGGACCGCTGCACGATTCTCCGAGTTGTTGGTCAGGGCCAGACGCTTCACCTCCTTGAGCAGATGCTTTACCTGGGTATCCATCCGTACTACCCGGAATCCCAGCTCACGATAGTCAAAGTCCATCTGGTTGATCACCCTCTGGTAGTCACTCCAGTCCACGCAGCCGTGACCACCCGTTAAGGTCTTCC